ACAGAAGGTTTAGCTTTAGGAATGAGATTAGTTAATGATGAAATTGAAAAATTAGATATAGAAATGATTAAATTAAATGATACTGGTTATCAAATAGTTGAGTTATCAAAAACTATTGGTTTATCTTTCCAAGAATCATTTAAAGGAATAGTAAAAGGAACAATGAGTGTACAAGATGCATTTAGAAATATGTTTAGTCGTATAGCAGATCATTTCTTAGATATGGCTGCAAGAATGATGGCTGCACAATTACAAAAAGGCTTTTTAAATATATTTACAAATTTACTTGGATTTAATTTTGGCAGCAATCCTTATAATTTAAGTTCTGGTCAAAGTTTATATGATGTACCAACGCCAAGTCGATTTACTGATATGACAGTTGGAGTTAGAGCTAATGGTGGTCCAGTTACAGGAGGAAAACCTTATATTG